TGACGAAAGAGAATTGTTTGAGATGAAGAGAAAGAAGGAATTCCTTGACGAGTGCACTAAGTTTAGAAAAGATGGATAAATAATAGCAGCCTATGCTGTCTATATGCCACAACAGTCAACATTTAAAGATTTGAGTGTAGTATTCAAAAAACATCCTGTCACTGATGATCTAGTCACAGTGAAGGATAAGGTTGCTATTGCTCAATCAATCTCTAATTTGTTGCAGACCAATAATGGTGACCGACCATTCAAACCTGATATAGGTTCTGGTATTCGTGAACTATTGTTTGAACAAGCAGACTGGGGTACTGCTGCTGCTATAAGTGGTCGTGTCAGAGAATGTCTTGTTAAATATGAACCTAGAATTAATGTATTAACAGTCAAAGCAGATCCTGACTTTGATAACAATGGTTTTGACGTTTCAATAGAATATGAAATTCTTGGTAGAGACGATGGCAGAATAGTTGCTGATGTATTTCTAGAACGTACAAGATAATGCCTTATACACAGGTCTCAAATTTAGACTTTAATCAAATCAAGACTTCTCTCAAAGAGTATATGAGAGCTCAGTCGGATTTTACTGATTACGATTTTGAAGGGTCTACTCTTTCTGTACTTCTTGACACACTTGCCTATAATACTTACTACACAGCATTTAATACCAATATGGTAGTCAATGAGTTATTCATTGATTCAGCAACACTAAGAGACAACGTAGTAGCATTAGCAAAGCAATTAGGGTATAGACCAAAGAGTGCAACCTCTCCTACAGCATATATTTCATTTACTGTCACATATACTAACGCAACAACTGATACAGAATTATTATTAAAGAAAGGAACTGGATTTACAGCAACATATGACAATAACATTTACAACTATGTTGTATTGGATGATGTAAAAGCACAAGTAGCAAATGGCGTAGCAATCTTTACAGATGTTGCTGTAAATGAAGGAACACAACTTATCAATACATTCACTGTCAACACAGCAAGTAAATCACAAAGATTTATTCTTGATAATCAAAACATAGACACTAATACAATTAGAGTTAAAGTATATCCTACTGGTGGATCATTTAATGAACCATATCTAGTTGCAGATAACATACTAGGAGTTGATGGTACATCAAAAGTATTCTTCTTAGATGAGATAGAAGATGAAAGATATGAGATATTATTGGGTGATGGTATATTAGGTAAAAAATTAGATAACAATGCAAGAATAGAAGTATCATATTTGATAACATCAGGTCCTGAAAGTAATGGTGTAAGAACATTTGTATTCTCTGGTGTATTAGAAAATACTAATAACGTATCACCTACTTCTTTCTCAGTTACAATTAACTCTACTGTTGCAGCAGCGGGCGGTGAAGAGATAGAAAGCACACAAAAGATAAAATATACTGCTCCAAAAGCATATGGCACACAGGAGCGTGCAGTGACCGCAGATGATTATGAAGCAATTGTAAGAAAAGTATATCCAGCAACAAGTGACATCATTATATTTGGTGGAGAGGATCAAGAACCACCACAATATGGAAAAGTATTCATTGTATTGAAACCAACTGATGCTAGTTACCTTACATCATTAACAAAAAACAAGATTGTTGCAGATCTTAAGAAATACGTTGTTGCATCTGTAGAACCACAGATTGTAGATCCTTCTATTCTATACGTTGAGATGAATAGTAAGATATATTACAACAGTCTAATTACAGATCAGACACCAACACAAATTAGAGATAAGGTTATTGGTTCTATACAGTCTTATATTGATACAAGTGATACTGAGAAGTTTAATGGTAAGTTTAGATACAGTAAGTTTGTAGGTGTAATAGATGATGCTGATAAGAGTATCAATTCTAATCTCACGAGTCTCACAATGAGAAAGGATTTTTATCCTTCTCTTAATTCTACCTTCTATTACGAGGTATGTTTCCAGAATTCCTTTGATGAGGACTGTGATGATCCTGTATTGTCATCTACTGGTTTTAGAGTAACAGAGTATCCTAATTTTGATGTTTATGTTGAGGATAGATCTGGTAAAATCATCCTATATAGACTAGATACCGTAACTGGTGAAAAAGTTGTACTAGACAATGATATTGGTGATATAGATTATGTAAGAGGTGAGTTAAAAATGTATAACTTGACAATAATTAAAGGTAGTTTCTTTGATAACAGAATTTCGGTAAGGGTAAAACCATTATCAAATGATATCAAAGCAATGCGTGAAGTTTATCTTGACGTTGATGTCGCAAATTCATCATTCACTGCATATAAAGAGTAAGAAATGCCATCTGTAAAGACAAAGAGGATATCAACTCTAATTGAGTCACAACTTCCTGAGTTCATTACATCTGAGTATGAATTGTTTAGTAAATTCATTCAGAAGTATTATGAACAACAGGAGGTACAAGGTGGTACTTTAGATATTATTACAAATATAGAAAAATATGCAGACATTGATTACTATGAACAAAACATACTTAAACAGCATGATAGTCTGGTCACTAATATCTCTACTTCTGACACTACAATTGTATTGGAAGATGCGACGAGTTTTCCAGAAAAGAACGGATATGTAAGAATAGACAATGAGATAATTTTCTATGAATCACGAACAGGAACAACTCTATCAGGAGCAGTTAGAGGTGTTAGCGGTAACACAACTCTGGGTGATCTTTATAGCTCGTCAGAGTACACCAGCACAGATGCAGCATCACATAGCTCTGGTGCGACGGTTTTTAATGTAAGTAATCTTTTTCTATATTCTTTTATTAAGAGTTTTGAGAATCAATACTTAGGTTCTTTTCCTGAGAAATATCTTAAGGGTGAAGTTGATAAGAGGACCTTAATTAAGAATATACAAAAATTTTATAAAGCAAAAGGAACTACAAGTTCTATTGAGTTTGTATTCAATACTATTGTTGCTAAGGATCATACTAATAAACCAGAAGTATACAAACCAAGAGATTTTACATACAAAGTATCTAATGCAGATTGGGTAAATGTATATGCAATAAAAGCAAAAGTTGTATCTGGTGATGTTAAGAGTTTAGTTGGAAAGAAGATAGTACAGGCAGAGACTGAAGAGTATGGATATGCAGATGCAACAGTAGATAACGTCTATGCTGATGGTTCATCTGATGGTGAGCAAATTTATAATATTGTATTAGCACCAGAAACAGTTAATGGTGATTTTAGTGTCTCAACTAAGACTCGTCTTGAGACAACATTAACAGGAACTGCAAGCACAGGTGATAGAGTAAATGTTTTTTCTACAATAGGATGGGACAAAACAGGATCAATATTAATTGGAAGTGAAACAATTACATTCAGTGCTAAAACTGCCACTCAATTTATTATTGATAATAGAGTTGCTCAAAACGCAGTCATACACAGTGTTGAGGAGTCTGTATATAAACCTGTAACATTGGTAGGTAGTGGTGTTACATTATTGACACTTGGAGTTGTATATAATGCACTACCAAAAGAAGGACAACCATTCTCTGATGTTGGAGATAAGTTACAAATATCTAATCCTGGTTTTGAGACTGCCGATTCTAAGATTGTAAATGTAGGTACAAATCAGACTCGTTGGATCAAAAGTACATTTGGTGCTGTAAATGTTCCTACATTGCCATCAGTTACAAACTCATTAGATCAAGTCCCTACAGATGTATCTGGTATATTTGCAGATGATCAATATTACTATATTGCTAGTTCTAGTTTTCCATCACATAAAATTCTTGATGGAACTACAGTTAATGAAGAAGTATTAGATCAGAAGTTATTAAAAATTATTAGAAAAGAAGCAACTAGAACTACAGAGACATATCCTACACCTAAAACTGATATTGGTATTGGATTGAATGGTGTTCCCTTTTATAGTTACAAAGATCCAGAAAGTATTAGATTTGGTTTATTAGAAGAAATTAGAGTTGATTTAAGAGGAACAGGATATAGAAACCCTCCTTTTGTATTAGTTGATCAAGTGCCTAGTAAAGCAAGAGCAGTTCTTGCTGGTCAAGTAGTAGAAAGTATAACTGTAGACACCACTGATATATTTCCTAGAACTCCTGATATCACAATTACATCAGGTCGTAATGCTGTTGTTAGTGCTATTGTTACAGGTGGAAAAGTAACGAGTCTAAGTATTGACAATCCTGGTGAGTTTTATTCTTCACCTCCACAAGTTGTAATTAGAGATAATGCTGGTCGTGGTAGATTTGCTGAG